TTAAAAGATATTAAAAATTTTATAGTTGAATCAGTAAATAAATACTGTGAAAACATTTTAAACACTAAACAAAGACTGGTGATTACTCAATCTTGGTTCAATAAAAACCCTACAGGATCCAAGCATCATGAGCACGTCCATCCTAATAGTATTATATCAGGTGTTATGTATTTTCAAATAGATCAAACTTTGCCTCCAATTCAATTTTCTAAATCAAATCAAGACGGGGTAAAACTAGACCCTATTAAATATAATGTATTGAATTCAGATACTTTTTTACTTCCCTGTAAACCAGGAGAATTAATATTATTTCCTAGTAATTTAAGACACAGTGTTCCTATAAATACCGGTATGCCGGATAGAATAAGTTTATCTTTTAATACTTTTTCTATAGATGCCTTAGGATCAGAAGATAGTTTAACCCATTTAGATATAAGGAGATTAATGAATGAGCACAATTAAAGATTATATTTATGTAGAAAATCACATACCCAAAGAGTTATGTAAAGAATTAATTGATGAATGTAATACTAAAGAATGGGGGCTTCATACATGGAATAATTATGCAGCAGGTACAACCTCTTCTGAAAAAGAAAAAGAATTATTGGTTATGAATTGTACCCAAGAACAACAAGATAAAATTACACCACATCTTATAAAAGCTTTAGAAGAATATCAAGTAAAGCATACGTGGGCAGGAGAAAAGACTCGAGGACCATGGCTCACTAAATTTAGTCCTATTAGATTTAATAAATATCCAGTTGGAACTATGATGAGAGAACACTACGATCATATTCACAGTATATTTGATGGAAAAATGAAAGGTGTTCCTATAGTTTCTATTGTAGCTAATCTAAATGAAGACTATGAAGGCTGTGAATTCTATTGCAGAGGAGAGAAAATTGAGTTAAAAACAGGTGATATACTATTGTTTCCATCTAACTTCATGTATCCACATGAGGTAAGGGAGGCAACTAAAGGCACACGTTACTCATTTGTAAGCTGGGCCTTTTAATATATTATGAGGTTATATGCTACAAAAAATAGGTTTTTTACCTGGATTCAATAAACAAGTTACCCCAACAGGGGCTGAAGCTCAATGGCAAGAAGGTGAAAACGTACGTTTTAGATATGGTACACCTGAAAAAATAGGTGGTTGGCAACAATTAGGAGAAAGTAAACTTACTGGTGCTGCAAGACAAACACATCATATAGTTAATAAAGATTCTCAAAAATATGCAGTCATCGGAACTAACAGAATTTTATATGCTTATACGGGTGGTGTTTATTATGACATTCACCCTTTAGTTAATCCATCAGGAACAGCTATCTCTAATGCTTTTACTACTACTAATGGTCAAAAAATAGTAACCATCACTGCCAACTCTCATGGTTTTGCAGCGGGTGATATTTGTTTATTTGGCGACTCAACAACATTTAGTGCAATTACTAATTCAAACTATACATCTGCTACTTTTTGTGACAAAAAATTTATGGTTACTGAAGTCGTAGATGCAGATAACTTTAAAATTACAGTAGAGAATAATGAAACAGGAAGTGGAGCTTCTGCTTCAGGAGGAATAACTTATTATAGATACTATCACGTAGGACCTGCTGAACAGGTGGGAGCTTATGGTTTTGGTATATCTTTATTTGGTGGTAAAGTATTAGGTTCAACTACTACTACACTAACAGCACCTGGCTTAGGAGACAATGCTTATGGAACGGGTGGATCAGGAACTACAATTAATGTTGGAAGTACAACAGGATTTCCATCTTCGGGAACTAATTACTTTCAAGTAGGAAGTGAAGAAATTTCTTACACAGGTGTAACAGCCACAAGTTTTACAGGGATTACAAGAAATGCAAGAGGATCAACGAGAGCTGCCCATAGCGGAGGAGCTACAATTACTAATACATCTAGTTGGACTGGATGGGGATCAGCTGCAGCTAACACGGATAGAGTTACAGATCCAGGATTATGGTCCCTTGATAATTTAGGAGATACTGTTATTGCTTTAATTCATAATAGTGCTGTATTCGAATGGGATTCTGCTGCAACTAATGCAACGTCTATTAGAGCAACAATCGTAGCAGGTGCACCTACTGCATCGAGAGATATGTTAGTATCAACACCCGATCGTCACTTAGTTTTATTTGGAACAGAAAAAACAATTGGAGATACTACAACTCAAGATGATATGTTTATAAGATTCTCTTCTCAAGAGGATATAAATACATGGACACCAACAGCAACCAATAGTGCTGGTACACAAAGACTGGCTGCCGGATCACGGATCATGGGAGCTAAGCTTGGTAGAAACACTATTTATGTATGGACGGATACCTCATTATTTACCATGCGTTTTGTAGGGACTCCATTTACTTTCGCCTATGAACAAGTAGGAACTAACTGCGGACTAATAGGAATGAATGCAGCTGTAGAAGTTGATGGAGCGGCTTACTGGATGTCGGATAATGGTTTCTTTAGATTTACAGGTAAACTAGAATCAATGGACTGTTTGGTTGAAGATTATGTTTATGATGAACTTAATAAAACTTCCAACCAATTAATATATTGTGGATTAAATAACTTGTTTGGAGAAATTATGTGGTTTTATCCCACTAGTACATCCAATGTAAATGACAGGGCTGTTTTTTATAGTTATTTAGATTCTACAGCAGAGAGACCTATCTGGTTTACAAATGCTAGTACAATTTTTAGAAGAACTACATGGGTTGATTCCGCTATTTTTGGTTTACCTCATGCAAGCGCTTACGATGCATCCGATGATGACTCGTTTGATGTGACTGGTAATACTGAAGGAAGTAGTATCTATTATGAACATGAAACAGGTCATAATTATATTAAAGGAGGAACTACTTATGCGGTGCCTGCTAATATATTATCAGGAGATTTTGATATTACTCAAGATCAACAAAGAGGAATTACTTTTAGAGGGGACGGTGAATTTATTATGAGGATCAGTAGATTTATACCAGACTTTATTAGTCAAAGTGGAACAGCTGTAGTAGAGTTTGATCTTAGAAATTTTTCTAATCAAGCCGCAGTAAGCTCGACATTAGGTCCTTTCTCTGTTACAACCAGCACTGAATATCAATCGTGCCGTGCACGAGCGAGGTCTATTGCTGTTAAAATATCAAACACAGCTATAGATTCGAATTGGAAATTAGGTACATTTAGATTAGATGTACATGCAGGAGGAAGAAGATAATGCCATTTAAATCAGAAAAGCAAAGACGCTATATGCATGCTAACTTACCCGAGATCGCACAGAGATGGGAAAGAGATTATGCTAATGGCGGTGTTGCTAGTCAAGGTGGAGTAAAAAATTATTTAGGTCAGCAGCCTATGGTTGAAGCACCTAAGTATTGGCAGTCAAGTCCCGATCATCCAACAACAGAATTAGCTTACATTACACCAGCAGAAAAAGATTTACTTGTTAAACAAGATTTACATGACTCACTAAACGGTGGTGTCAACAGAGGACCATCAGGTATTATGAGTTTAAATGGATGGGGAGATGCACCGAGTGGAGGTCAAGGACCCGCAGGAAGTACTGGAGGAGGATATGGAGAAACAGGAAAAAGTTATGGAGATCAAGAAACATATGGAAGAAATGTTACAACTACTACTGGTTCACCACATGGTACAGGACCTAGAACAGTCACACGAAGAACTAAAACAGTTTCACCTAAAGACCATTTTACACAATCATGGACAGGACCAAAGGGATGGTTTGGTGGAGGATATAGAGATCTTAAGGTTCCAGGTCAAACTAAACACGGTCATAAAAGTGGCATAGGAGGTTTACTTTTAGGAGGACTTTTAAGTATGATAAATCCTGCATTAGGAATGGCCTATAGAGGTTACAAAGGAATAAAAGGTTTTACAGATAAATATGGAACTAAGATAGGAGACTGGAGAGAAAAAACAACAGGTTATAGAACTCAAGCTGAATGGGAAGAAGCAAGAAAAAACAGGCAAATGCAAAGTAGATACGATAACTTAATGAATAGAAAATTATCTGGTAAAAATTATAGTCAAAAAAATTTAGACATGTTATCAGCTATGGGAATAGGTCCATCTAAAGATTCTTTAGGTGGAGCTTTAAATAGAGATGCAAATCAATCAATGAACATGTTTGACGGTCCTTTCTCAAGAACTCATCTACAATCAGTAGCTAAAGGTTTACCACCACAAGGTCCTACTGGTATGTATAATATGGATGATATGTTAATGAGTAAACCAATGGGACCATATTCATCGCAACCTGGACCATGGAATGAAATGGGTGCATTTAAAGCACCAATGCAATCTCCTACAGGACTAATGAAACCAGGAATGTATGGATCAGTTCCATTTAATCCTGGACAAGGTGGAATACATAATACTAATCAAGGAAAAGGATTCTTTAATAATTTTTTTAATAAATTTTTCTAAGAATGTAACATGGCAAAAATAGTACAATCATTAACCCGGGCAAGCGCAGACTACAGAGAAGACGTAGCTCAATCTTTAGTTAGAGATTTAGATGCTGTGTTGGAGAAATTAAACACAACGTTTCAAGAAGAAATTAAACAGGAGATAGAAGCTAGAAGTTTCTTTTTAGATTAATGGCAGTAGTAAACCAATATAAATTTGTAGGAATAGATAATGACACTAGTAATGGGGAGTTAAATCCTTTTGGTACTGGCTATCCTTTAGTTAGTGAAACATATGTTATTAAATCTATTCTAGTTACTTCAGCGGGTACTCCTAGCGCGACTGTAACAAACAATTCTATTACAGCTATTAAAACAGCAGCTTTAGATGCCAATACGACTAGAGAATTATTAACCCAACCGTTAATAGTAGAAGGTGGAAAAACCCTTACAATTAAAGCAGGTAGCGCAGACTCATTTGACTTTGCTGTCAGCTACCTAAATATCAAGAAAGAGGTAACAACTTAATGACAAATATTATGGAAATAAAACCTGATAAAATAATAACTACTATTTCTAACCTTAAAACAGGGGAAATATACAACACAGAAGAGGAATGGAAAGCTAAGGGAATCGCTGAAACTGACATTAGAAGAGACATTAAAGTTATAATGCCTCCACTTGATTTGTTTGGAAAAACAAGTTAAAGTATACACTCAGGAAATTTTCACCTGCTCTTAACTTAAATGAAGCAAAATTATGGCACTATTTGAAGAACAAATTACAGATACATTAGAGACAGGGGCTCCTTCTATTAAATACGAAGGAGATGAAGGCCCTCAGGATCCTAGACAAGAGCAGATGTTAGCTCAATTAAAAGAAGAATACATGCAATATGTATTTGAACAAAAAGAAATAGATCAACCTATTATGTCTTTTGAAGAATGGTATCAAGCTGTTTACGAAGCTAGCAAGATGGGTGTTCAAGCTCCTCAAGAAGAAATGGGTATGCAAGAACAAATGATGAGAGAACCAGCAGCTTATGGTGGTATCATGGATACTGAATCAGGAAGAAGAGCTTATGGTATAGGAAGTTTCTTTAAAAAGCTTACAAAGATTCCAAAAAAAATATTTAAAGGTGTTAAAAAAATAGCTAAGAGTCCAGTAGGTAAAATGGGATTAGCTGCATTATTAATGGGTCCAGCAATGGGTGCATTGGGTGGTACAGGTGCAGCGAGTGCAGCTACTAGTAGTGCAGGTCCATGGACTATGTTTAAACAAGGTGCAGCTAAAAAAATAGGACTTAAAGGTTTATTAAGCAAAGCTATACCTCATTTAACAAACCCAAAAACTTTAGCTAAGATTGGTATCGGTGCAGCAACTGCATTACCATTCCTAGGTATTGGAACTCAAAAACAACAAGATCAACTTCCAGATGCACAGGGTGGTAAATTTGATTATAATTATAGGGATATGAGAAATCGATTTGCAAAAGCAGAAACCGAAGAAGATTTTGCAGCAGCAGAAGAAGAGTTTCCGGTCACTCCTAATTTATTTAAAAGTAGATTTTATGATATGGCAGCAGA